CATGGTAAGCCCTTTATTTAAGTTGTCCTATCTTCGCTGCTAACCTTACAAGTCTCTCACTTATCTTTGTTAAACCATTGTGAGCGTACTTGTAATATGTTCTTGAATCTATATTCAGTTCATTCTTCAATCTGATAGTATGATTCAATGTTTTTTCTAAATGAACTAAACTATCTCGGACTTCTCTTACGGCGTGCCATACTTTTTGTTTTGGTGAACGACTTACATCGTTCTTTAAATCTCTATAGTAAGTTTCTGCAAGTTTATAACCACCTGCAGTAGCTTGTTTCTTCTTTTTCTTTTTATCTTTTTTAAGGTCAGTAAAGGCGTATGGTGATTGGTAACCTGGTATATTTGCTGTGTAACTCGCCTCTTCAAGTTCTTTGAGTTCCTGTTTTATAAGTTCACGTAAAATTTCTTTTAGTTTACTTAATGACATTACGAATCTCATCAATCAATTTATAGAATCTCATCATTCCAACAACTTGATTATCTTTGACGACTTGACCTTTTTTGTAATTCTCAGATATTTTAATGGCTTCTTTTAATTTTATTTTGACTACATTGTCATCAATTTTTGGAAGAACTTTTTTAATTTCATCTTGTATCTTTTTAACTTCTGAAATTATGTAGTCTTTAAAAGAGTTAGTGTTTGAAATATTATTAATATATTGTTTTAATAAATTTCGTTGACTTTCAGAAAGTTTTGAGTATTTGGAATTGAATTTGTCAACGAGCATTTTATATGCCAATAGTCTAATATCTGAATCTTGTTTTGAAAAATTTTCAAATTTATTATCTTTTTTATTTGAAACAGAATTTTTAGATAAATTTTCCATCATATTAAATCTGATATCTGTTTCTTCAATAGGCTGAACGTTTGTAGTTAGACTTTCAAAAAATTTATATATTGAAGCTACGGTCTTATAGTCTTTTATCCTTGTTTTGAATATTTGGTTTACATCATAATGTTCTTTTATAGCTTTGACTACGTTATACTTAGAACTTCTAAGGTCTCTATTTGATAATTTTTTTCTTACCTTACCAACAGATTCTACTAAAAAATCTAATTTTTTAGGTTCGGATACTGATTTTGAAGATAACGCTTTATATAATTCAAGTTCCGTATTTAAAACGGAACCCTTTTTAAAGTGTTCTTTTATAATTTTTAACGCAGGTGAGTTTTTGACATCATTTAAAATGTCAGAGGTCACCTGTCGGGATAGGCACTCAAATAAAAACTCTGTGTTTTTAATCTTATTGTGTTTTATTTTGGTCATTTTCTACTCCAAATACTCATATATAAATATAAACAAATATTATTTTTCAGAGTTTATCTCTTCTTCATATTCATTTTTTAGTTCATTTGCCTCAGATATTACCTTAACTGAGTCTTTTCCCATAGATTTTAACATAGGCTCGTAATGTGCTAAGGCTAATGGCCCGCCTTTATACGTATGTTTAATTTTTTTATCTCTTTTTAAACTTTTACTTACATCGTGTGAACCTAATGGGTCACGTCCTCTTGCCGAACCATCTTTTGAATATTTAGGTCCTTCACTTGGTCTACCAGCTCCAGGGTTGCCTCCGGGTAAACTTCCCCCATCAGGTCCTAATTCATTACCCGTTCTTCCTATCGCATCATCATTAGTTTCTGTTTGTTCAGGTTCTTTTGCTGGGTCATTACCTTCATTCTCAATAGTAGATTTTCTAAATTTGTTCTTGTAATCAAAGATAATTTTTTCGTCTTCGTCTTTAATTTCTTCATCACTCATACCAAAAATGTTTTTATATACCCATTCTGAAGACATTAAACCATCTCTCAACATCGAATCTGCTAAACTTGTCTTTGTATTCCATATCTCAAGTTTTTCTTGTTCGTATATTGTAGATGGATTAGTTAGTTTTAATTCAAAATCAACTAAGTCTTGGTCACGAAAACCTTGTGAGTATAAATGAACGATAGCTATTTTTTGTAATTCACTAACTATTATTCTTTGTATTCTTTCAATTGTACGTGCAAAACGAACATCCTCAGCTGCTAATGTGGCTTTACCCTCTATACCCTCTTCATAACCAAGAAAGGCTTTAGGAACACGTAAAGCAGCTAACATACGATTTCTTAAATATTCAATATCATCAACAGCATCATAACTCAAACCGCTTAATGTATCAATAGATGTACCTGAATCTCCTCCTCTAACAGGTAAAAAGAAATCTTCTGTCAAGTTTTGCATATTATATTTTAAATTATAATCACCATCTTTATCAACAACAGGAGTTTTTTTCATTTTATTGATGACCTGTTGCATATAATTTTCTACTTCATTAGGAGGTATGTTACCAATATCAAATTTAAAAATTCTCTTTTCAGGAGCTCTCATAATTCTGTGAATCAACATAGCATCTTCCATCAATGTCAATTGTTTCCAAACTTTACGAGCTGCCTCTATCATAGAACGACCATAAGGTAAGAAGTTTGAATCACTCAACAATCTAAAATGTGCTATTTGATAATTTTCTAAATCAACATCTCTGTTTCCATATTGTGTATGTTTTACATTGTCTACAGGAGTCATTGAAAATTTTACGGTGTTCGGGTTTTCAGGGTCTTCACCTTCTATTCTTGCAATATCATAAGGACTAATAGGTACAACATTTGTTACGCCATATTCTTCGTTGATATCAAGAAATAAAAAGAAGTCACCATACTTACACATATTACGAACCCAAGGC